AAATACTGAGAAGTTCCTGCTGTTCTATCAACAACATTAAGGTTCTCTTCTTCAAAATTAACAGACCGAGCCGATACTGAATCTCTTACTCCAGTTTGTGAACCAGTTAAACTATTAGTGGCTCCTCTTACAATATGTACTAGGGGTACAAGATCACCATTTTGATTGGTAGCATTAGCTATTACATTTATTTCAGCATTAACATCAGCTGAACTAGATCCTGTTATAGCTAACTTATCTAGAAGCCATAGATCAAAACCGTTTGATTCTTTTTTAAATTCATCAACTTTAAAAATATTTTCAGCACAAAGAGAGGATACATCCGTTCCGCTTATACCGATAGGATAATAGCTTAAAATTCTAGTAAGAGAGGTATTAAATTTTCTTACAGCATCGCCAAAGAAAATATGTTGAGAAAAATCTCCATAATCAACAAGTGGGCGTACTTTACTATCTTTACCAGTAACACTTAAACTAATAAGCTCTCCACTAGAAGTACCAAGAGCCGATAAAGATGCTACTAATGTCTCATATGAAAAGCCAGAATCAGGCATTTAATTTTTTCCTATAAAAGGCCATAATCAAAATCACTACTTCTTGCACTTTTAGCCATTGAGGAAGGATTCGCATCCTCTGTATTATAAGATTCACCCACTACGAAATCCCATTTTTCAGGAAAGTCATAATAGAAAGTATCACCCCGTACATCTAGCTGCATATAAACTTTATAGGGAATACCAGGATATAAAAGATTAGTATCTAAATCAAAGAAGTTACCTTCAGAATCATAAGAAATATCAAAATCATTTACTTCAATATCATCTGTATATTTTTCTCTAATTTGAATTTTACCAGACTTAACTACATAATTATTCATTGCAGTAGTAGTTCCTGTAATGCTCTTTAATGATGTAGTTCTATCTTTTATGTTAACTCGAATACGTTGTGTAGTGCCAGGCTGAAATTTAGGAACAAGATTACTTAGTGTAATTTGATAATTAGCTGTTGTATAATTACTATGGCCAGATGTTGGTAATATACAACTAAAACTAAAGGAATCAGTTCTATATTCGCCAGCCGTTGTAACCGTCCAACTATCTGTAAAAGAAGTGGCACTAGAGACACCAAGGTTTATACCTGTTAATCCTGCTGCAGCAGTTTCAGTTCCTGCGTCACCAACATTTATTTTATATATACCTTTTGACGCGCGTGCTGCCGAAACCGCAATACCTAAATAAATTCCTGTACTACCTGCAACAGTTGCATTACCATTCGCACTTAAAGTAACATGACCAGGAAACGGCCCCGTTCCATTTAAATCAGTTAAGGCGCCATCCACTACACTATAATAATATAGAAGACCCGACTTTGAAAACTTTATATTTTTTCTATCATCCTTAATAGCACCAGGCCATTCAAGTTGTATATAAGGAGCTTTTTGAGTATTTGTTTCTCTACTATAAAATTTCTTAGAATAAAAATTTTCAGCAGAAACTGAAGTATTTACTCCAGCTGCCGTGGCCTCTGTAGCATCTTTACATTCTTGACCATTACCCATTCTAAGAAGAAATCCATGATCTGCAGAGCCGCCGTCAGCAATGCTAGTTCCTGTCGCATAATTGAGAAAAGCCTTAAAGTAATCTGTAACATCTAATTTAAGATTCTCTTCACCATCAGGAAAATTCATCGAAGCTGAGTTAGAATCATAAACAGCAGTAGCGTATCCCAAATAATTATTAGCACCAGTTTGGCCGGCATTACTACCTGTATTCCATGCTAACGCGTTTGTAGCCGATAACGCATTACAAAAACCGGTATTACTAAAGTTATCATTATCTAATCCACGGCCTTCTTGCCAATGTGATGTAAGAGGAAATCCCCATATATCAAAATTTTCAGGAATAGTATCTGTAGACGGTGTATTAAACATATAAAGATAAGCCGAGACACTAGTATCAGTTCTAGGATCTGGATACTTTCCCGTACTAACAATACCTGCGCTTAAAGAAGTAAGGCTAAACTTTACAAGCATTCTCGCCCATTCTTTTCTATCGTCACGCCTATCGTTAATCTTATTCCAAACTTCTAACACTGGCGTCAAACCAAAATTAGCAGTTGTAGAATATTCTGTAATCCAATTATCTTTTTGTGAAAATGCTCGTGCGAAGCTCATTTTATTCTCTCATTAATATCCACCGCCGCCTGCACCAGCACCTGGCACACCTGCAGCAGCTGCAGTTTGTTGATCAGTAGATCTGCCTATAATATCAAAATTAGGATATTTAAGTTCCCAAACATCTCTAGGTCCAAAAGTTAATATACCTGCAGATGTATTAGCCTCTATATTATAAGAAGTCCCAGAATAAACTCTACTATCTACAGTACCTACTCTGTTTATAATTTTAAAATTAGGCACTGATAATACATTATTTTGTGATTGAATAAGAGATATTATTTCAGACACAACTATAGTATCATTAAAATTAGTTTGAGCTGTATCAAATTGTCTTTGCAATAATATTATAGTACTCATTAAAGCTTCAGCAAAATTAGCATCTGGCACCGGAACAATTGTAAAATCAACACCAATATTAATTATTCTACCAGCAGAAAGCTTTACTGTATCTGAAAATGATTTAAATTGTTGTATATATTTTCCTACATTATTTTTAATAACAGCATTAGGAAGAGTCAATTGCCCAACTGAATTTCGTGTCACCAAAACTAGTTCAGCACCTAAACTATTGTTGGGATCTTTTCTTGCAAAACTTCTAAAAATAGTGCCAAATTGAGATGGCATCGACATTACTCTAACTTGATAATCTTGTAAAGTTACACAACGCATTTGTGAAGACATATTATTTATTGCATTGATTTTTATAGAAGCTATACTTTCACCTTGCTCCCCTCCACTAGCTTGATCCGCATTAGTACAAGCAATACTCGTTAGAATAGCAGTGGCACGAGCAGCTTCGTCAGCTTCAAAGTTAGGAGTTATAAATTGTATTTCTTTTTCTACAAATCTTGTAAGAGTTCTTGCACCTACATTTCCGCCTACGCCACCACCCTGTCTATATGTAATTACCATAGTAGTATTTTTGGGAGCAACTCCTAATGATCTTGTTTTTAAAAAATTCGTAGAATCAATAGCTGCAGCCGCAAATCCTGACGGCGATCCGCGCAAAGTAGGCGGTAAAACAAAATCATTTGGATTAGGAATAATTTCACTATCTTCTTCAGTTAATATTCCACTACCAAAACGAATGGAAGTTAATCCAGAAGGCTCTCTTTCCATTACATATCTTCGAGGTACCCTCTTAAGTTTCAATATAAAAGCAGCGTCACCAGAAGAAGCGGCGTCGCCATTAATATCGCCAGCAAAAATAGTATCTTGAGCTAAGGAACTAACTTCAAAATATTCTGCACCATCAGTAGCGGAAACAGAAACTATCTCATTTATATTTCTGTCAGGCAAAGTTATTTTTAGAAATTTTATAGGATCAGTTACTTTATGCGAAAAAGTTTTTGTAGATCCTGCAACTGCAGAAACACCACTTACTGAAACTGTGGTAGTACCTCCCGAATCCGGATTAACTATTCTATTTGAGGGCTGAGAAAAATCTACATCATTTAAAATCTCAAAAGAAACAATAGGTTCAAAGTTAGTAAAAACTTTAGCACCTTTTTTAAGTTTACAAAGTTCGGAACCCGAAGTAGTTGTAGTAAAGTCAGCACTTACAGCTAAATTTACAACAGCTGGAGTTGTAGTACGGGGCATATATCCAAAATTTTCAGCTAATGAAACTATATTCTTAGTCTCCACCGCTCTATTAATATAAGCTTCGTTAACTTGTCTATCAATATTAAAACTTAAAATATCACCTACGTAAGCCATTAATTCTAGAACAGCCATTCCTCCTGAAGCATCATTGAAATCACGCCATTCATCAGGAAACTGTCTCTTAACATAATCCATAAGATCCGTTTTAATAGAATTAAAATCTTTAGATAAATAATTAATATCTCTATTTAAGCTTGGTTTCGGCATATTTTTTCTCTAGTTACCAGTCACTGTAAATGAAACATGATCAGCAAAACCTTCTTGATCTTGTATTAAATATGACAGTGATACCCTAATTTGATTAATTTTTAAACTTTCGTCATCTTCATTTGTTAAAACATTTACACTTTGTAAAGTTAAAAACGGTAAATGAATAGACATTTGTGTTTGTATTTCAACTCTTATTTTTTCTACTAATTCTATCCTATCAATTGGCTCAAACATTTGGCCGCTTAATATAGGTAATGAAGTGCCTAACTCCTTATGCATCACTCTTTCACCTTTAGCGGTCATTAATAATGTTTTAATATCTTCTCTAACTGCAGATTTTGTATCTCTATTACCTTCAAAAAAGCCGCGGCGAAATGATGTTAATGGCCACTTAAAATTTATAGATTGTACAGAAGCTTCGTACTTTTCTTTTTGCGCTTCTATTTGGCGTCTATCTTGATCAGTTGATACATATCCATCCGGATAAAAAGGGTCAACAACTGTTTCACCCTCTATCATTCTTTCTCTTGGCATTTTACACTCTCACCTAATTAATAAATTGATTTCTACTTAAAAAATTTGTTGCCTTATCAATTATATTATTCAATTTTTCTTTTTGCTCATTAAAAGAATCAATCAATTGTTCGGAATTGTTGTTCACTTCAGCCGTTTTCATCCCTACTTCTGTTTTTGTCGATTGAGTTGGACCAGATCCTGCATCAATATCCGTTTGGATAGGAGCAGTAAATCTAGGGTCAGCGGCTCCTCCAATAATTGCTTCAAAGTTAATTTTCTGTTTTACATTTCTCACTTTTATTTTTCCTGCAATTACTTTTGGAGGTTGAGGCACTCTAATAGTAGCACCAGGAACATTCTGATTTTTATATATAGGAACTTCACGATACCCCCCGTACGCTGTCCTCACCCTTCGGGTTCCAGTTTTTACACGCGTTGAGCGGCCCGGTGTATTAACAATTTGATCGGGTTGCTTTATAAAACGTGGCGCTGTTCTATAAAGATCTT